CAGAGTTACTACGACAAGAGATTGCTACACGATTTGGTAATCTTGATGTGTATATCTATGGTGACCCAGCTGGAGATTTTAGGGCGCAGACAGATGAGTCAACTCCTTTTCAAATACTGCGTGGTGCTGGACTCAAAGCAACGCCAGCTCCTAGCAACAGCATAGACCTAAGACTCGAATCTGTTTCTTCACAACTTAATAAAATGGTAGATGGTAAATCTGGTTTCTTAATAGATAGGAGATGTCCACAACTAATAAAAGGTTTTCAAGGTGGCTACTGCTATAGAAGAATGCAAGTATCTGGAGAAAGATATGAAGATAAACCAGAAAAAAATATGTATTCTCATATTCATGATGCTCTGCAATACTTAATGTTAGGAGCTGGAGAAGGAAGAAGTTTGATGGCTGGACAAAAACCATTGCAAGCTTTCAATGCAAGAAAAGGCTTTGATTTATTTAAAAGACCTAGTATAGCTAGAAAGAGGAACTTTTTTGGAATGGACATAAGGAGGTAAGTATGTGCTTTGGTGGTGGTGGTAGCAGCAGAACTCCTGAACCTAGACAAGAGGTAAAGGAAGAAACAAAAGCTGCGCAAAAAGAAGAAGAAGAGCAGAAGATTGTAAATAGGCAGAAAGCTCTTGATGAAGAAGTAGAAACGTCAGCTCCAGTTAAAACAAGTTTATTCTATGATACTGGTGGTACAGTATTCAGAAGAAAAGTTGGTAGAGGTTCTTTGTTTACAGGAAGTCAAGGTGGTTCTGGTTTTCTTTCACAGGGTGTTCAGACAACACAGACTGGTTTGAGAAGGTACTAATATGCATATTGGTATGCCAACAGAACCAAAAGAGTTAGCAAAATACTACAAAGAAAAGTTTGAAAAAGCTAAGACAATACGTCAGCACTTTGAAGATGTGTTTGATGATTGCTACGAATATACAATGCCTATGCGAGAAACATTTAAATCGAAGACCATAGGAGAACGTAGAGATGAAAAAATATTTGATGAAACTGCTGTCGTTGGAGTACAAGAATTTGCATCAAGACTCCAGCAAGGACTTGTCCCCAACTTTGCTCGTTGGGCTGATTTTGCTGCTGGCTCAGAGATACCACTAGATGAACGAGATGAAATAAATAATGAACTGGACTTTATAACTGAGTATGTTTTTGAAGTATTACAAAACTCAAACTTTGCTCAAGAGGTTCATGAGTCTTTTATGGATTTGGCTGTTGGTACTGGTATCCTTCATGTTTCTGAAGGTGATGCTATTAATCCAATATCTTTTTCTGCTATTCCATTACCTCATGTAGTTCTCGATGTTGGTCCTGATGACAACATAGACCATGTATATAGAGAAAGACAGATACGCTATTCTGACTTGCACATCTTGTTTCCAGATATAACTTTGCCACAAGAACTTACAAACTCAATGATTTCTAAACCTGATGCTAAAACAAAGTTATTAGAAATTGTTTGTAAAGATTATTCAAAACTAAATGAAGATGCATTTATGTATATTTGTATAGAGCTTGATACTCTAAATGTTTTGAAACAAGAATCTCTTACTGGTACTGGTAGCAATCCATATATATGTTTTCGTTGGAATACTTGTGCTGGAGAAGTCTATGGTCGAGGTCCAATCTTTAACTGCTTGAGTGCAATCAAAACTACCAACCTCACAGTAGAATCAATACTTAATAATGCAGCAATGGCTATCTCCGGAATATATCAAATGGATGATGATGGTGTTATAAATCCAGATACAATTAATCTAGTGCCTGGAACTGTAATTCCAAAAGCACCGAACTCTGCTGGGTTACAACCAATCAAACAAGCTGGTGACCTAAACTTCACTAACTTTGTATTAAGTGATATGCGTCAGAATATTAAGAGAGCATTGTATAATGATATGCTTGGTAATCCAGATAGAACACCAGCAAGTGCAACTGAAGTTGCAGAAAGAATGGCAGACCTAAGTAGACGTATGGGTTCTGCTTTTGGTAGACTGCAAGCTGAGATGGTACAGCCAGTACTACAGCGTGTTGTTTATATCTTGAAGAAACAAGGTCGCATAGAAATACCAACAATCAATGGAAGACAGATAAAAGTAAAGTCTGTGTCTCCACTAGCACAAGCACAATCTAATCAAGACATATCTGCAATAGCTAGATGGTTAGAACTTGTAGGAGGTTCTTTTGGTCCACAAACAATTAACCTATTAGTTAACACAGAAGAAACAGCAGCACATCTTGCAAGAAAGTTTGGTGTACCTGATACTTTGATTAGAGATTTAGAAGAACGCAAACTATTAGTACAAACTGCACAGCAGTTAGCACAACAATCAATGATGCAACCACAGAATATGGAGCAAGCACCAAATGAACAAGCAGCAGAGTAAACCAGTTATACAAAGTCAGATAGATGGATTTCCTAGATATCAGGAAGATGATGAAACTATAAGTTTAAATATGCATGCATTGTTTAACTCACCAGTTGGTAAAGAGGTGTTAAAATATTTGAGAAGTATAACTATAGAAGCAGTGCATGGGTCAGCTGTAACAGATGAAGTCTTACGACATGCTGAAGGTTCAAGATATGTTGTAGGTGTAATCGAAAGAAGAATTAAAGAAGGTGATAAAATAGCAAGAGAGGACTAACATGAGTGAAGAACAATCATCAACAACAGTAGCGGAACAAGTAGAAACTAACAATACCCCTACATCCACAGAAGCTCCACAAGCTCCACAAGCTCCACAAGAGGAACAACCTATAGATTCTATGGGTGAACGACCAGCTTGGTTACCAGAAAAATTTAAGACAGCAGAAGACATGGCTAACTCTTACTCACAACTAGAAAGTAAGATAAGTCAGAAAGAAGATGATATTAAATCACAAGTTATGAAAGATTTGGAAGCAGAAGCATATAAAGACAGACCTGAAAAGAAAGGTGATTACATATTACCAGAGGGTATAGATGAAGAGCTTGCAAAGAGTAATGAGTTATTAGAGTGGTGGGCTGAACAGTCTTTTGAGAATGGATATAGCCAAGATGAGTTTGCCGAAGGTATAGAGATGTATAAAAAGGCGATGAACATTGGCACTACTGACCCACAAGCTGAGATGAAGAACTTAGGTGATAATGCTTTGGAAAGAGTGCAAGCAGTAGAGCTATGGTCAAATAAATTTTTTACACCAGAGCAACATGCACAAATAGCAAATCTTTGCTCAACTGCTGATGGTGTTAAGGCTATGGAAACTGTAATGAATGCTCTTAAAACTACTACATCTATTGGTGATGCTGCACCTACTGGTCAACAAACAGAAGATGGTCTTAGAGAAATGATGAGAGATGAAAGATACTGGAGTATGACAAAGCGTGACCCAAACTATGTTCGTCAAGTAGAAGAAGGTTTTCAAAAACTATATAACAAATGACATATATTCAGAAAGGACAGTTTGAGTTCAGACCATGTAAACTTTCTGATGTAGACCATCTTGTTAATAATCTAAGACTATCTGATGTACGAGAATGTGCATTAGTTGGTGCATCTCCAGAGATGGCACTAGCTGTTCCTTTTATGGAAGATGGTGCAAAGGGATTTACAATAACACATAAAGGTACACCTATTGCTATGTGTGGTGTTACACCTCTTGATGATGTTATGCATGTTGGTAGAATATGGTTTCTTGGTACAAATACTGTAGATAAACACTGGCTTACTATCTTCAAACACAGCAAATTGATACTGTCATTTCTTAAAATAGATTATGATTTTGTGGAAAATTTTGTACCACAAGACCAGATACAAACAATAAAATGGCTAGAAAGTATGGGATTTCATCAAGAAGAAGACCCATATTATTTTGATTCTGTACCCTTCATTAAACTTTTCTATTGCAATTTAGATAATTTTGAGCAAAGAATTAGTAAGTCAAGACCCACTATGCACTAAGTGACCCCTTGTGGATAATCATGTTGAGGTGCAAAACGGACAATCAGCGACGTAACTGAAACTTAACAATGGAGCTGAATAATGGCAAATACAATTGACGTAGCCTTTATTAAACAGTTCGAGTCTGATGTTCACATGGCATATCAGCGTATGGGTTCTAAACTACGGAATACTGTGCGTACTGTTGGCAATGTAGCTGGAAACGTAGTTCGTTTTCAAAAGATTGGAACTGGTACTGCATCTACTAAATCGAGAAATGGTATGGTAACACCTATGGAGCTAACACATACAACTGTGGAAGCAACCATGAATGATTTCTATGCTGCCGAATATATCGACAAACTAGATGAACTTAAAACTAACATCGATGAAAGACAAGCAGTAGCACAAAGTGCTGCGGCTGCTCTTGGTCGAAAAACTGACGATATCCTGTATACAGCAATGGATGCTGGAGCTAACTCAACTCAAATACATGATACAAGTGGTGCTGTTGAAAAAGCAGACTTGTTGACATTGTTTGAAACTTTTGGTTCTGCAAACATTCCTGAGGATGGTGGTCGTTATCTTGCTATGCACCCAAAGGGATTTGCAGACTTATTTTTAATTAATGAGTTTGCATCATCTGACTTTGTTGGTGAGCAGAATCTACCATTCGCTGGTGGTATGACAATGAAGCAGTTTCTAGGCTTCAACATATTCTCTACCTCTGCAATTACTGCTGGTAAGAACATGGCTTATCATACTACTGCTGTAGGATTAGGCGTGAACTCTGATGTTTCTACAGAGATAAATTATATCCCTGAGAAAGCATCTCATCTTGCAACATCTATGATGTCAATGGGTGCTGTTGTTATTGATGACAATGGTATCTATGAAGTCTTAGATAATAACACATAGGGGGAAATCATGGCTCTTGATATGAGTAAACTCACTAGATTAGCTGGTGGAAGTGGTGTCAACCTTTGGTATTATACATCCAATGATGCTTTATCTGTTGTGAGAGCAGCAAACTATTTTTCAACTCCTGATGCTACTGGTGGTGAAATGAATGGTCAATCTGCTCTTGGTATGATGAACGAGGGTGATGTTATCTTTGTTGTTGATGCTAATTCAACGCATAAAACTTTATCTGCAACTGTTGTTAAATCTGTATCTGCCACAGCTATT